TCGCCGACCGCAAGAAGCTCGATCCCGAATCCAAGGCACAGGTCGATTACGACTATGTCACCGCGCTCGAGTACGGTATGCCCCCCACAGGCGGTCTCGGCTTCGGCGTAGACAGACTGGTCATGCTGCTGACCGACTCGGCAAGCATCAGAGATGTCCTGCTCTTCCCCACGATGAAGCCTCTTGACAAATAAGTGCATTGTCACACAATGGTTTGCGGGTTTTTGAAAAGGGAAAAATAATCATTTTACACCTGTTTTACACCATTTGACTCAATGAGCCCATCAATATAACGCTCTGAAAAGACATCTTTGCTTCTGCAAGGGTGTTTTTTCTTATGCAATTTTTCCGTCTCACGTAAGAGACGGACTACATATCTGCTATTTGTTTATAAGAGCGCTGACATATAGGCAACGATGTTATAAGCAAATAGGAAAAGCGTACAGAAGCCCACAGAAGCCTCTACAAGGTGGCTATTGTTGTAATGGTGGTTCTATACACAAAAGCATACAAGTACGTTTAGAACAAAAATTAGGTGCATATAGGACATAAAAACAAAGGCAGGAACGGAAACAACTCCGAACCTGCCTTTTGTATTTAATCGCGCAAAAAAAAAGAGAGCCACTTAATAAACAGTGGCTCTCACAATACATCAAATATTTACACCCACAAAATATCCGAGTAGTTTATAATGATTTTCTACCATCTTTATGCTATAATATTAAAGGATAGCCCGAACGCTTTCATGTAACCATCTCGTCAATCTTCCAAATTGGAATAGCTGCGAGTATGCTCGTCGCTCACCCGGCCCTGTCTCCAAACCAGACAGACCCGCAAAGCGGGAGGGTGACACTATATTGAGGAGGTTGGTCACATGGCATATGTAAAAGTATCCGTGAAAGTAACGGTCAAAAAGACCGTGAAGCGTCGCGTTACCGTTAAGCGGTAAGGGGCGCGGTTCGGGCTATCTACCCATCATAGATGCCGATAGCAGTTTAGTTGCCGCGAATATCCTCAGTAAACGAATGGTGCTTCATTCGCTTTTCATAGGATTCTCGGATGATGCTGTAAACGATGTCGATTTCACCGTTGGTCATATCGTGTTCTTCAAGGAATTTTTCGTACTTATCGTACACTTTGAAAATTCTATTGAATTCTTCTCGTGACACAGGGATGCTATCGTCCGCTGCTTTATATGAGAAATCGATGATTCTGTCTCTGCTGCTCTGAACGAACATTTCTTCAGTCAGCTTTGTGTTGGCGTTCAGGGCACGGGTGACATCGGATAGAGTCTTGGTAATGCCGACAATTGATTCGTCATATACCACAGCTCTGTCGTTTACCCACTGCATCCAGCTATTGCGTTTAGTGATGTTGTCCTCGGAATAATGGTGGTTCACATCGCCAAGAAGTTGTTTTACCTCCTTCAGCGTCTGTGCAGTCTCTTCCTTTTCTCTTTTCCTGCGGGTGAAGAATTTCCGCACTTTGAGAAACTCAGGAACGACCTTACCTTTGAACTCAAGGAGTTCGCCAATAATCTGCATCACGCAGAAAATCCCGATGACAACTATGCCGATTTTCAACGGCACATTCAGATATTCAAAAAAGCTTACCATATCTTATCCCTCCGCTTTTTCGGCGGAAGGATTTGCGGGGTTAATAATCTTACTCATGTCGCACAGGCGGTCAATCATATCGGCGATTGCATCGTAATCGATATCGTAATTGATACCATCTGCGCCAGCCTTGAGCATTGCCAGAACCCATTCCTTACGCTCTGCGCCCTCCTCAAACTTGGTTTCAGCAGTCTCCATAAGCTTCATGACCTTCTGGAGCACAACATTCCAGTTACGCTCCTTTACAGCCTGTTTCACATACTTAACAAGCTGGATAGCCAGAGGAATGGCAGCAGCCAGACCGGAAGCAATGGCTGCAATGAGCTTCAAAATCTCCATCCAATCCATATTCATACCTCCTTATTTTGTTCGTTAGACCTTTGTAGTGTAGTCCAAAGAAATCCAACCGGCTTTTGATTTCAGCAATCCCCATTTGGTTGCGCCTTGACCGTTGGCTTCTTCAACGATGGTGTAAACACCCTTGTTTGTAATTCGTCCAGTGATGACCGACTCTGTGGTAGGTTGCTTGCGGATATTCAGAGCCGAAGCTATCACCTTGACAAGATACGGTGTGTTTGAAATCTCTTCTGTGCCACCTGAAACAGGGGTAGAAGAAGCATATTTATCGTAATACTTCTGACCGTAAGAAGCTCTCTTGGCTTTTACAGCAGCACCTTGGTCGGCAGGGCGCTCATATCCGGTCAGAACTGCATCAGAAGCCACCTGTACAGAAGTAGCTGATTTCAGAACCTTCATCACTTTGGAATATCCCTGCAGTTCGCTCCACAAAAACTCTAACTGTATACCAAGGTCTCCAATAGACTTCTTGGATTTCTGCGCATATTCAAGCAAGGCTTGCTTGCGTGACCAATATGTCCACTGTGCAAGACCGAAACCGGCAGAGTCTTTAACGAAATTCGTATACTTGCCGCTGTCTACTGCTGCAACGTATTCTGTATCCTTGTACCCCAGTTTCTTCTCGTAAGTGTTTTGCAGGTTATATGGATTCAGGGCGGACTCAGCGTACAGATTGCCCATAATACCGGCAACAGCATAAGCGTTCAGCCCTTTTCCAATCAGGAAGTCCCAAATCGTCTTTTCATTGCTTGAGGTAGAAGTTGTCGGGGTTGTTACCGTAGTCGAGCTGTTACCGCCATTACTGACTGTATCTGAAACAACAGTCAAATACTTGGTATTGATAGGACTGTTAATGGCGTTCTTGCCATCTGCGGATTTATTGATAACGGCTCTGTCTCCATTGACCTCGCTTACAATCCAAGTCTTGTTTTTAACCCAAGCAGGAATTGCCTTGCCGCTGTAATAAGTTGCGTTAGCAGAAATATTAACCTCGTCACCCTTTTTGATAGAACTGGCAGGAGTCTGTATAGTGTTGCCGGCACTCCCTGTGTTAGATGTGGAACTGGGCGGCAGAATGAAACCTTGGAACGTATAAGCACTTCCAATAGAATATCCGCTCGCCTTTGTTACGGTCTGCATATAGAACCGTGTGCCGCCGTAAGCACTGTTTGATGTCACAATATCGCCGTTGCTCTTGACTTCTTCAACAATGGCAACATGACCTGCACCGTCAACGCCGTTACCGGCCTGTCCTTTGCGCCAACAAATAACAGCGCCCTGAACGGGAGTCTTGCTGCGCTTGTATCCATCAGAAGTATAGCCGTACCAGTTCTCGGCATTTGCTCTGCTCAACGCAGGACGCTTACCAGTAATCTCATAGAAACGCCCCCATGCATAGCCGACACAGTTCGGCAGACAGGAACCGGAGTTGTTGATTTCGATACACTCATTTAAACCGCCGTTGCTGGTATGAATCCAATACTTGTCGGTTGTAGACGGTGCGCTCGTTCTCTGCTTAAACTGATTTGTAGCAGACGGAGTAGTGGTAACTGGCTTGCTTTCTGTAGTGCCGCCCAGAGCGTCGAGGTACTTCTTAACAAGCTGTTTGTATGCCTTCCAATTCTTCATGGCAGTTTGCTTGTTGCTGCTCTTAAAAATATATGTGGGGCACCATTTCTTGCCGGAAATAAGGTTGCAGCACTGCTCATCCACATCAGAGAAACGCTTACCGGCAGATTTGTTCACCCAATAGGTGTGGGTGACTAAGTCATCGATACTCAGACCGTGCTTCCACAGCAACCATGCCGCAATCCTTGCGCTGTTATCTTTCGCCTTTTCATCATGCGAGGTGTTATCATTCATAATGACCTCTATGGAAATGCTGGTCATATTGCCACCGTCTGCAGTAGAACCGTCACCGGCGTGCCAGCTAACCTCCGCAGAATTTACAGGGTCGCTTGTAAACAGCCCTGTGCCGGCTTTCAGATTTTGCCAAGCGCAAACATCGTCGATATAAAAATGAACACGGACACTTCCCATGTTCTCGTTGTATGTAGCTCTGGTGTACTGCTCACCGTCATCATGTACATTATCCAAATCATCGGTGTTATGAATTGTGACAGACTCCGGCTTTCCTGTGCCGCCAGAGAGTTTTTGCTGCTTCTTATAAAGGCTGTTGGCACTAAAACCCGCCTTTTTTGCTTTTGTACCGTCTTTCCAGCGTGTTCCGTCCGGAATGATTTTCTCATTCAGCGTAACGCCGTTTACAGTACAGGTTTTGTTAGGGGTAAGTAAAGCCATCTTTCCTCCCTCCCTTGTATATGCCATATAGTGTTAATGAATAGAATTATCCGACCGCTTCATCGCTTGGTGTAACGACATCGACCGTACCATTCTTTAACGGAATGGTTTCGCCGCATTCGCTGCCAGCAGTCAGCACATCACCAAGAGAACCCGTCAACCGTTCTCTTTCAAATTTCATACTTTCACTCTGTTTCTTGCCGTGATATGCTTTAATACAATAAATTGCGTAAATTAGGACTTGTGCTGCAATATCAGAAATCAAGACGCCGAGATATGTTAAATCAGCAAACCTCCACATAGCGACCATCGAATACACAACGATTGCATTGAGCAGGGCAAACAAGTAAATCGCTATCAGCTTGCTTGTCTCCATATGACTTTTCTTGTACTTGTTTCTCTCGGCGTCCAGAGACATTTGTCGTTCTTTTTGGAGATTGTCTCTTTTAATTTTGGCTAATTGCCTTTGATATTCGCGTTCGGATAAATAAGATTTGCCCATTGGTCTCACCTCAAAAAATAAACGCCTAAAACTGAACCCATTAAAATAACCCGCATAGGCAGTGAGTGACAATCGTTCACCGCCTTGCGGGCTTTTTTATTTACCAAATCGGTGTTTTACAATCTTGCTTATTCCTCAGCGACTTCGTCCTCGGAAACCATCTCAGGGTCATCGACTAAATCGTTATAAGATTCTTCACCCTCCACATACTCATCCCAACCGGCAGGATACGCCACTGGGCTCCACACATTGTTATCAATCAGAGAGATGTAAAGAACACCTTCGTAACTAACAATGTCGCCGGTCATATAAGCATCGGATGTACCAACAGGCTGAGACCACTCAGGGTAACCTTCTTCTGTAATGCCAACAGCTTTGAACAGGCTGGTAGATACATCAGGAGCCCAGTCCGCCTGTGAAGTATGCGCCAGAAGGCAGACATAAAGCTGTGGGTCACCAACCTCATTTTCTCCATATAAGCAGTATTCGCCAATCTCGTAGGCGTGCCCATTAGGATTCCAAGGGTCAAAGATGGTTGCAATCTGAAGAACTGTTTCCTCGTCCAAAGTGCGAGCAAAAAGCTGTAATGTATAGCGGAACTGCTCCGCTCTCTGTGCCATACTCATTATTCAGCCACCCCCAGTAAGATATTGATAGTGTTTGCAAGATTGCCCACCTCGGCACCACCATCAATAGAAGAAACAACCACGGTTTCTGCATCGGCAATTTCTGTGTGTCCAACGAGGTTGTAAGCAACACTATTGAATGCAACACCGATTGCTTCATTTTTAGCAGCAGGTGTAAAACTGCCACTTGAACCAATCTTGATATAGTTTACGGAATCTGTGATACCGAGTTCGGTACCGTCAATTTTGATAATACGATACATTTATGCACCCTCCTTTGCGCCAACTAATTTTGCGATGTGTCTGAGCACATCGATATCTGCATTGAAAAATTCGTGACTCCAAAGCCAATAATCGTCATAGTCCTTGCGTTTGTATGTCTGACAAATCTCGTCATCCCAAACCTTGTCCCAACGCTCCTGGTAATGGTCATCACGCTTGGCAAGGGTTTTCTGAATGGCCTGTGTCAGCCCACCGCGCACCATACCCATGCCATCATGGTTGACAGCAAAGAACTGGTGTGCATTTTCGCTCATCACAAAACAGAGGGGATTTCCGTTATGCTTGATAATTGCGCCGTCATCACATTCGCATTCAGTCAATGCAGGAAGGTTGACATCGCCGCAGATTGCCTTGTCCCTAAATCTTTTATGAACAATGTATTTCATTACCTTTATTTCCTCTTTCCCTGAAGTTTTCGATTTTCTCCGGCGAGAAGCCGTAGACAGCATAGAATAATCTACGCAGACGGAGAATGCGGTTGTGGTCGTTATAGCCCTCAAAGTAGGCGAAAATGCCGTTTACAGAAGTCCACAGGTCTTCGTATGTCATTTCTCCGTTTTGTATCTTGAAATAGAATGCTTTGATTTTTCTGCGTGCTCGTTTCATCCCATCTCTATTTCCGCACATAATCACTCTGCCTGTTTCTGTCAGCAAATACTTTGCTTTGCAATAACGGAACGGTTTGGTCAAAGGTACGATTCTGGATTTGGATGGGCTGATTGTGAGCCGCAAACTCTCAGCTTTGGCAACTATAAGACGCATGATTTCTTTCGGGTCTCTGTCAGGAGGAACGATAATATAGTAGTCGTCCATATAATGACCGGCACATTTGATTGATAGCTGACATTTGATGTAATTATCCAGTGGTGACGGAAATGCAATCATTTCTGCCTGACTTGGCTCAACACCAAGCGGCAGTCCCTTACCACCCGGAACTGTGTTTACAATATCATCTCCAACCTTGCGGAGGTCACCGTTTAGCAGGAATTTTTTATGTCGTTCAAAGACCAGTTCATGCGAAACAGATGGGAAGAACTGTCGAAAGTCAAGCAGAATCACATTGCCATCTCTGCCATATCTTCTAAAGTGGTAGCGTAAGTCTTCACGGAGTTCGCGTTTCGAAAATTCAAAACCCTTGCCTGGTAAACTGGCACCATTATTCCAAATCATACTTGGTCTGTATAACGGTAAAAGCACCTTCTGTGTGAACGCTTTATGTACCTGACGGTCTTGGATTCTCGGTGCATCAATCGGGCGAATTTTGCCCCGCTCAGCCAAAGTAAAGTGTACATATGCACCCGGTTTCCACTTCTTATCAAGCAACATACGTCTGCGAACCGCAGTTCCCGAAAATAAATGTTGCTCAAATCTTTGTACGCTGTTCTTCCACCGTACATTTTTGCAGCACTGTTTACCAGCTTTGTACAAAGTGTTGTATGTAAACACCTCATGCAGCCCGCCAACATCAATACTGCGTTGAAATCTTTTGGCGTCTCTTTGCGCCTTACGTCGTTCGTAGCGACCCTTTCTTCTACTCATAAATTAAAAATTATTCGCCCTCCGTACATATATCTTGTTGGGTATCGTCTAATATGCTTTGCTCTAAACACATGAAACGGGATAAGATACATCACCCGCCATGCACGCGCAGGGTTTCCCGGCGGCGTTCGTGTTTGAGCATCAGAGGAGCTGTTTTGGATTTTCATCACGGGAAGTGTTTCTCCTTTCGTAAAGGTCGTATTTCACCCTGCATCGGGCTACTGCTTTTGACCTATACCATTTCTGGTTTTACGAAATCCGGGGCGAGCCCATTGGAATTGTTGGCGTTGTTATTGTTCGCGTTGCCGTTGGTGTTCACATTGCAGAAATTGTTGGAGTTGTTGTAATTAGGGGAACGCTCCCACCAATTAGCAGTGGAACACTGAGGGAAAACCCCCACCGACAGGTTTAACAGAAACACACCCATATAATGAGTTACCTACTTTTGTCACTCTTAAGCACGTTGGTAAGCAAAGTGTTCTCTTTATCTATCAGCTCACCGAGTTCCTGTGCCATATGGTCTAATTTTCTCTTGGCGTCTGATGAAGACACAGGTTTACCGTTTCCTGTGGTAAAACACCCTGCCGGGTTGGTCATCATCAATTCATAGCAATGCGCAAGATGCACATCGAGCGCCATGAGAGATGCTCTCGCTTCAAGCAGATGAGTTTTTCGCAGTTCCTTTCTGGTCGTATCGGAAGGATAGATACTGTTCGCCTTTTCAACATGGTCTAAAACTTCAGTTGCGAGGTTAGCCACCTGCGTTGCCATCAGTCTTGAATACCGTGTTGATAGCCTTGATAAGAAGTTGATGGTCTGAACATATATCTTGTTTGCTGCGTTTACAAACTCAGCCTTACTCTCAGACCTGTGTGCTTTTAGAACCGACATAAAATGCTCCTTTCGTTCTTTTTCTTATATAAGGACACAAGTGTATACCACAGGAGATACACCCATATACACGCACACGGCTGTATGTCACTTGGGCGCATCTTCCTGTGGCTAATGCTTGTCCATATCAGCCCACTTTCGCGGGCTGGATATGGTTGGGGATATTGGATTAGACTCTGAAAGCCGGGGCGAGCCCAATGGAATAGAGGGCGTTGTAATTGCTCGCGTTGCCGTTGGTGGTCACAGCGCAGAAAAAGTTGGAGCCGGTGGAAAAAGGGGAACGCTCCCACCAAATAGCAGTGGAACCTGTCGCGCTATGTCTGTATTTCACCTTGCTATTGCCAGCAGAGTAATATGCGTACTGAGCCTGATAGTTCTTTTCGGCGCTGTTCGCATAGCTTCTTGCACCAAAAATCTCGTACTCAGCCAGAAGCGGCAAATAGTCCACAGAAGATGTGACATTGGAAGCAGTGTCAGTACCGCCACCGGTGTTATCGGTGTAGATGGTCATGGGCTTCATAACAGCACGCAGCTCAGAAGGCAGTGCAGCCATCAAAGTTCCAGAGACAGGGCTTGTTGCGGTGGTAGTGGTTGCATTAC